TCTCTCCCTTACGCTCGTTTCAAGCCCAATAATGACGAACGAAAAAAAGTTATGACCGATACCTTTAGAAGTAGCCAGATTGAGCCCTATGAAATTAGCCAAAATTTAGAAGTTGCAATAAGTAGCGCTAGTTGGCTTACCCAGTCAGACGCCGGAGCGGTTGCCTTGACTAGACGCCTTGCCTACGCTTTAGATGTGGCCTTTAATACCGGCGACCTAATACAAGTACCGGCCTTAGCTGCTCGCTTTACTCAGATAATGGCGCAACTACACCTAACTACCGAAACACGTCTACAGGGCAAGCAGGAAGAAGAGACTAATGGACTCGGATACATCAAAGACTATTTACGGGTTCTCGACGCCACGCCTAACAAGTCCAAAACTAAACCTACCGAGCGCGGGGCAAGTAGTAAGCGAGCTTAGCCGCGAATTTGGAATACCGCTATTACCCTGGCAAGAGTATGTGGTAAATGACGCGCTACAGCTAAACCCTAACGGCACTTGGGCAAAGTCTAATATAGGTATTTTGATAGCCCGCCAAAATGGGAAAACGGCGCTTATGCGTCAAGTCTTTTTAGCGCATCTATACGTATTTGGAAGTAAGCAAATTATAGCTATGGCGCAAACTAGGCAACTAGCCTTAGACACTTTCAAGCAAACCGTAGACCTAGCCGAATCTCTGGACTGGACGCGTAAGCGCATTAAACGAGTAAGCCGGACTAACGGCCAAGAAGAGCTAGAGGTATATTGCCACCACTACCCCAAGAGCTGTACGGAGAAATGCCAAAGAATCCGTAAGTATTCAATTAGGGCGGCCACCTCTGAAGGCTCCCGCGGTAGTACGGCTAATTTGCTATACGTTGATGAGCTGCGAGAAATTAGCGAGGAAGCTTGGCAAGCTGCCGTACCACTAACCCGAACTACAGCCGGCCAAACTTGGGTAACTTCTAACGCAGGGTCAGAAGCAAGCACAGTATTAAACAGTCTTCGCACCCGCGCCCTTATGAACAATTCCCCGCGCATGGGTTGGTATGAGTGGAGCGCGGCGGAAGGCTCACAAGTAAACCCGCCGGACATAAAAGCAATACAGCAGGCTAACCCCGCACTAGGCCACTTAATCGGAATTGACAGTATTTTAGATAGCGCCAAATTTGACACTAAAGAAGCCTTTATGACTGAAAGCCTTTGTATGTGGGTGTCTTCCATGTCGAGCCCTTGGAATATGGACAAATGGAATCGCGGCGAGCGCGTGCTAACTATGCAAGACGGCTTACCTACTTATATGGGCTTAGACCTTAGCTTTAACCGTGAAAAGGCTTTTTTGGTAAGTGTGCAGATAACACCAGAAGAAGAACTAGCGGTATTTGTACACGAGTGGCACAAGGACGGCGGCATAAATGACGTGGCCTTAGCTTCCGAAATTGCCACGCTTGCTAGACGCTTTAACCCGCGTGTATTGGCTTACGACCCAAACACAGCCGGCTTTATCGCCCCGCACCTAGCCCGCGCCCAAGTAAATACAGTGCCTACGGCTTGGTCAAGTGCCAACTTCGCGATTGCCTGCGACCAGACACTAAACGCGCTTAATAACGAAATGATAATACACGCAGGCCAAGCCGTAATGCATGAGCATCTAGTTGCTTGCGCTAGACGCCCCGCGGGTGATGGAGGGTGGAGAATTGCGCGGCGAGCTGCCACTAGTCCGATAAGTGCGGCCGTAGCTTTAGTAATGGCAGTTGGCCACGCTACTACGCCACAGCCTGAAAGCGTGATAATGTCGGTATAGTTGTTGGGCTAGGTGCTAATGAGGGGTCAAGAACTCTGAACACTTAGCCCGACACGTTGAACAATGGTGCAATAGGTTGCATAATGCGAAACTAATACAAATACGGGTCATACTGTCATTATGGGATTATTGGACATCTTTGCGCTCACTAATGAAGTTAAGGCAAGCGCCACTAATGTAACGGCCGCTATAAACGTACTTCCTAGCCAAAATTTCTACCCGTTTATTATGTCGCCATATACGACACGTAACGAAGCTATGGAAGTACCAAGTGTTGCCCGCGCCCGCTCCATTATTTGCGGCACTGCTGCAAGCTTGCCCCTAAAGTCTTTCAATAAAATTACCGGCGCACAAGTACAAGGCCGCTCTATCCTTGAGCAGCCAGACCCCGCGCTACCGGCGGCTGTAACTATGTCTTGGACTTTTGATGATTTAGTATTTAATGACGTGGCCTATTGGCAAGTCTTGAGCGTAAACCCTGAAGATAACCGCCCCACACACGCGCGCCGGATAGACCCGTTACGGGTTAGCTTTCAGACGCTAGACGCTTTAGATGTAATCGTAGACGGCTTTTATGTAGACGGCCGGCTTGTGCCTATGGCTGGGGTAGATAGTCTTATAGTCTTTTACGGCTTAGGTACAGGCGGAATACTTAACCGAGCCGGGCGCACAATTAAAACGGCGCTAGACCTTGAAAAGGCAGTAAGCCGAATGGCAGAAGAGCCTAACCCCGCTATGTATATTAAAAATAGCGGCGTAGACCTGCCGGCTAACCAAGTATCCGCCCTTTTGTCTAGTTGGAAAAATGCCAGACAGCAGCGCTCAACGGCTTACCTAAGCGGTAATTTAGACGTGCAAACTTTTGGTTTCGACGCTACACAAATGGAACTAAGCGCAAACCGTATGAACACAGCTACAGAAATAGCGCGGCTTATGAATATACCCGCTTGGTATCTAAACGCAGAAAGCACTAGTAGCACTTACTCAAATACAATTCAGGAGCGCCGCTCACTAATTGACTTAAGCCTATCGCCGTATTTAATCGCGGTAGAACAGCGTTTAAGTATGGACGACATTACCCCGATTACCCAGCGCGTCAGGTTCGAGATTGAAGAATACCTACGGGGTACACCAATGGAACGCATAGATGTAACCGTGAAACTTTTAGAAGCGGGAATTATCGACATAAACGAAGCCCGCGAAATGGAAGAGCTAGCCCCGAGAGGAAATACTAATAATGCTAATTAACTTTGAGGGGCGAATACTTGCCGCCGATATAGCCACCCGCACAATTAAAGGTATGGTAGTGCCTTTTGGCGTGTCTGGCACAACTAGCGCCGGCTCGGTTATTTTTGAATTTGGGTCATTCCAACAATTTAAGGCCGAAGACATTATTCTAAATCGGGAACACTTGCGCACCGCTCCGCTCGGGCGCGGCATCGCAGGTAGTGAAGAGATTACCCCCGCCGGTATTTCAATGGCCTTTAAGATAGCCGGAACTTCTGCCGGTACTGACGCGCTAATAGAAGCCGCCGAAGGCTTACGCCCCGCTTTTAGTATCGAAGCCAGCGCGGACGAATACACAATAGATAAAGGCGTTATGCACATAAGCGCCGCTACGCTGCAGCAGGTAGCCCACGTTACTAACCCCGCTTTTAAGGCTGCACTAATTACCGACGTAGCAGCCAGTGACGAAGACCCACAAACCGCCGAAGCGATAGCCGCCGAGGACAACCTAGAGGAGATTACTCTAATGGAAAATGAAGAAACCGCAATAGAAGCGGCTGTAGAAGTAGTTGCGCCCGCACCTATTCACGCTGCCGCACCAATTCGCACAGCACCACGTAGCCCAATTATTGACGGCACTTCATACCTAGAACACAGCATTAAAGCTGCTATGGGTAATGATGATAGCCGCGGATACGTAAGGGCAGCAGATGAATCCACCACTACAAATACAGGCCTAACGCTTGCGCCGCATCTGAATGAATTCATTTCTACAACAATTTTCGGCCGCCCAACTATCGAAGCAATTTCAAGCGGAGCGCTGCCGGCTAGTGGAATGTCTTTTACAATTCCTAAATTGACACAAGCCCCAACAGTTGCAGACGTAAACGAAGGCGCTTCAACTTTCGGTACTGCTATGACTTCAGACTTTTTGACAGTAAACGTCAATAAGTTTGCAGGCGCTAGTATTGTTTCTTGGGAGCTCATTGACCGCTCAAGCCCTGCATTTTTAAGCGAACTCTTACGTGAAATGACTTCGGCCTATGCAAAGGCTACCGATTTAGCCGTTATTGCTGCATTAGTAGCCGGCGGAACTGCCAGCGCTCCAGTGGCTGCAACTGCCGCAGGACTTCAAAGCTTTATTGCAGTAGAGTCCGCAGCAGGATACGCAGGCTCGGGCAACTTTTGCCGTAACCTCGTAGCCAATAGTAC